CATCAGAGGAAACTGGATTCCAGGAAAATGTAGCCAGGTTATATGTAACACCAGATTTAATTGGAGACAGTCAGCCTTTATTACAAGATGAAATAACGCTTACATTTTCTGGCTCAACTAGAGCAGCTAAAATTACAAATGTTTTAACTGTAAAAGGTGGTCAAGAATATTTATTCCGCATTGACGTTATTTTCTAATGACTTTAGTAAACGCAAGAGCAGCATTTGAAACCGCCATCAAAAGTGCAGTAACTACTGCGGATAATACAGTAACAGTTGTTTTTGACAATATGCCCTTTACAACTCCAGGTAAAAATAAGAAGTATGTAATGGTAAGTTTAGACTTTACACAATCGACTACTCAAACTCATGGTGCTGCATCAGATTATTATGCTGGTTCTATAAGATGTGGAATTATGACACCACCAAACAAGGGAAGTGCTGTTGCATCTGCGATAGCAGAGTCAGTAATTGATGGATTAATCTCAGTAAACGCTCCAGGTTACTCAGATACGTTTTCAGTAACTCCTAGAGTATCGGCAATCGAAGGGCCAACTTCTGTAAATGTTGAGGAAGATAGTCATTATTTAGCTGTCGTAAGCTGCGACTTTACTGCTAATGCCTAAAGATTTTAAAAAACACTTTACTAAAGATTTAGGAAAGGCAATAACCAAAGGAAAAAAAGAGGTTGCAAAAACAGTAGTACGATCTCTTACTGAAAAAGGTCCGTGGTGGACAGGAACATTTGGAGAAAACTGGATAGTATCAAAAAGTCCTGTACAGGCAACCAAGAAAAGGAAGCCAGATTTTCCAAGTTATTTGATACCCGATCCAACAGCCAGGCAGATAAAAAATCCTAGAGTTCCAAACGTAACTCTAAAACAAGATTTATTTGTTGGAAACAGAGCGAAATATGCTGGTTTTGCAATTAACGCACCAGGTCAAACAAGACCTAGTATTAGTGGTCAAGAGGTAACTTATGCCCAACATGGTCAACAGTTTAGTTTAACTTCCACAGGAGGACCGAACTGGTACAATATTTATACAAAAGGTGGTCTTATCAACAAAGATATAGCATTAGCGTTTAAAAAGGTTGGCTTTAAGTAATAAAGTAGTAGTATAGTAAATGAATGTATTAATTTATTTTGTATGCCAACAGATAGAGCGATTGATAAGCTAAAAAAGGCTTTTAGCATAGCTAACAAAAGCAGTTATCCTATTTATAAAAATGGGGAGCTTATTTTAAAAGTATATTGGTCCCCCTTAACTATTGCAGATAGAGATACCATAAATGCTACTTTAACAGCATCGAATAGAGGCCAAGATGAAGGAAGTCTAGATTTTGCTCTTCAAGTAATAATTAATAAGGCAGAAGATGAAACAGGACAAAAATTATTTGTTGAAGCAGATAAACCTAGTCTAAGAAGAGAAATACCTTTAGCAATTTTGCTAGAGCTTATGACAAAAATGCAAGAATTGGGCGAGGAGGTTAGCTCTGATGCCGTAAAAAGCACAACTTGATAAGGACAACTATTTGTATTTACAGTTTTTCATTGCGGAAAGTTTAGGCATAACATTAGATTACCTAAAGAAAAATATGAATTTAGAAGAACTGTACGGCTGGAACGCATATTTTACATTAAAGAGTGAAAGAGAAGAAAAAGCATACGAAGATATGAAAAAGAAAGCTCAATATCGTAAGGTACGCTAAACTAAATGTAATGTTTTATCGAGATTAGTGGCATCTAATTACGAAGTTAATATAAAACTGAATACCAGGACTGTTAATAAGCAGTTAAATAATCTTGAAAAGCGTATATCAAAATTAAATAAATTAGCTCAAGGTGGAAGAGCAAATAGAACAGTACTTCGTAATGAGCAAGAAAAAATAAAAAAGACAGGTCAAAGACTTGGACTAGAAAATAAAGTTTTAAAAAGAAAACAAGAGCAATTAAAAGTAGATCAGCAACAGTTAAAAGTTCTGCAACAGTCGGCTAACGTAACAACCAGACAAGCAAGCGGTGGTGCAGGAAGAACAACTGGCAGAGGAGCAGCTAGAGGCGGTGGCGGTTCTGGGGCTTTATCAAGTGCAATTATTTCTGGTGCGTTTCCTTTATTGTTTGGACAAGGACCATTAGTAGCTGGTGCTGGTGCATTAGGTGGTGGAATAGGATCTCTGGTTGGTGGTCAGATGGGAGGTTTTGCAGGAGGTTTACTTGCAACTTCTATTGCAACACCTATCCAGCAGTTTGGAGTTGAAGCAGCAAAGTTAGGAAGTGCTTTAAATCCTGCCACTAAAAATGTAGAAGCCTTAACAGCAGCATTAGGTGTTACTGGAACAGAGTTTGAGAAAAACATAAAATTATTACAAGAATTAGGGGATGAAGAAGCAGCTTTTGAAGAAACAAGGAAAAAAATGCTTGCTTTAGTGGGTTCAGAAGGTGTCTCTTCTTTAGAAGAGTTTGGAAAAGATACAACAGAATTAACAAACAGTTTTGCTCAACTAATGACTCAAATGCAAGCTGGTTTTGCAGATATGATAAATTCTGCTGGAATATTTAAAATGCTTGCAGAGGGTGTAAAACGAAGTGTTACTCTTAATCAAGCTAATCAAAATATATTTGACGATCCACGGATAACAAAAATAAATGAACAAAGAGAAAGAAGAGCAAAACTAGGAGCTATAAGAGCAAATAAAGAAGGTATTCCAGGATTTAGAGACTTAGATCAAGCAGCAATAGAACTACAAGATCAATTAAATTTAGAGAAGGCTATAGCAGACGCTAAAGAAATGCAAAGAAAAGTAGCAGAAGCAAGTATGAAGAAAACAAAAGAACAAATTGTATTTTTAGAAGAACACGTTGATAAAACAGCAGAAGAATTTGAAATAGAGGTAAAAATAAGAGAATTAGAAGATGCAGGAGTAAAAGTAGATAGGGAAAGATTCATAGCAAATGAAAAGAGATTAAATCAGCTTCAAAGAGAAAGAAAATTAGCAGAAGAAACAGCAGCAGCATTTGAAAGAATGTCTCAGACAATAGCAACTGATATATCACAGGGGATACAGGGAATGATCCGTGGAACATCAACATTGAACGATATGCTCAATAATGTATTGAATAAACTTATAGATGCAGCCTTTAACATGGCATTATTTGGAAATATGCAGGGTACATTAGGAGGTGGAGGATTATTTGGTTCAATACTTGGTGGACTTGGAGGATTATTCGGTGGAGGTAGTGCAGCTTCAACAGGAATCAATCTTATTAATCCTGCACAATTTGACCATAGAAGAAGAGCATCGGGAGGTCCAGTAACAGGAGGCACGGGTTACTTAGTAGGAGAAAAAGGGCCAGAACTATTTAGTCCAGGTGTATCTGGAATGATTACACCAAACCATGCACTAGGAGGATCAACAAACGTAGTAGTAAACGTAGATGCTTCTGGTTCTTCTGTTGAAGGAGATGAACAGCAAAGTAGGGAGCTTGGTCGTCTTATATCAGTTGCAGTACAATCTGAATTAATTAACCAAAAAAGACCTGGAGGTATTCTTGCGTAATGGCTACGTTTCCCTCAATAACCCCAACATACGGACAGCAAAAAAGATCCGCACCAAATACTAGAACTGTTCGTTTTGCTGATGGCTACGAACATAGAATTTTATTTGGATTAGCACAGCATCAGAACCCCAAAATATTTAATTTTACTTTTAATGTTTCAGAAACAGACTCAGATACTATAGAAACTTTCTTAGATGCTCGTGCAAACGATAGTGATAGCTTTACATTTACTCCTCCAGGGGAAAGTTCATCTTCTGAATTTGTTTGCGAAAACTGGAGCAAATCTATACCATATAACAATAGAGCTACTATCCAAGTTACTTTTAGACAAGTATTTGAACCTGCCTCCTAATGTCAGTATCAGCAGCAGTATTTAGTGATCTACAGTCAATAAATCCATCAGCGATTATTGAATTATTTACGCTTCAATTATCAACAGCATTACATGGTGCGAATACTATCTATCGTTTTCATTCTGGAAGCAACTTAAATGCTAATGGTCAAATAGTCTGGGCTGGTAATGCTTATCTTAGATTTCCAATACAGGCATCAGGTTTTGCTTTTCAAAAAGGACAGCTACCTAGACCTAAAATATCTATCAGTAATGCTACAGGCTTAATTTCATCAATACTTTTATCTGTTAATGAAACTACAACTGGTAATGATTTGACAGGAGCTACAGTTACACGAATAAGAACACTTGCTAAATTTATTGATGCTGTTAATTTTGCTGATGGTAGTAATCCAACCGCAGATAACACAGCAGAATTTCCTCAAGAAGTTTATTCGATTGATCGTAAGGCTTCAGAAAATAGAGAAGTTGTAGAATTTGAGCTTGCTGCTCCTACAGATTTAGCAGGAGTACGAATACCAAAAAGACAATGCACTCGTTCTGTCTTTCCTTCTATTGGTACGTTTATTCAATGACTTGGAAAGATAAAGCATTACTTCATGCGAAAGACCAAGATCCCAAAGAATGTTGCGGATTATTACTAAATATCAAAGGTAAAGAAAGATATTATCCCTGTAATAATCTTTCAATGACAGATCATCAATGTTTTATTATCGACCCAGAAGATTATGTAAAAGCTGATAATGCTGGTGAGATTGTAGGAGTAGTTCATAGTCATCCGATTACACCTCCTACTCCTAGTCAGGCAGATAAAATCAGTTGCGAAGATAGTAATTTACCCTGGTATATTGTTAACCCAAAAACAGAACAGTGGGCTTATTTAGAACCATGTGGATATAAACCTCCATTACTAGGTCGGCAATGGGTATGGGGGATTACTGATTGCTGGAGTTTAGTAAGAGATTGGTATAAAGAAGAAAAAAATATACAACTAAAAGATTGGGATAGACCTACAACTCCACAAGAGTTTTTAGAAAAGCCATTATTTGAAAGTTG